GTACGTGGCGGCGAAAAACGATTAGACTTTTGACACGGAGAGGACTTCGGTTCGTATGCTAATTAAAGAGATGGAAGTGGATAAGCTGATTCCCTATACCCGGAACCCCCGCAACAATAAAGGGGCTGTGGCGAAGGTGGCAGCATCGATTAAGGAGTACGGGTTTAGACAACCGATAGTAGTTGACGGCGAAATGGTTGTAGTTGCAGGGCATACGAGATTGGCAGCTGCGTGGCAGTTGGGGCTTGGCAAAGTCCCGGTGCATATTGCGGACAACTTGACCGAGGCTCAAATCCAAGCCTACCGGATTATGGACAACCGCTCCCATGAGGATGCGGAGTGGGATGACGATTTATTGGGGATCGAGCTTGCAGACTTAGAGGGGCAAGACTTTGATTTAGAACTTACGGGGTTCACTACAGCCGAGATCGATCAGTTGATGAACGACAAGTCTTTAGCCGGGGAGCTTGAGGGCGAGGACGATGCCCCGGAACTCCCGGCAGAGCCAACATCGAAGCGTGGCGAGATTTACCAGTTGGGAGAACATCGATTGATGTGCGGGGACTCGACAAGCGAGGACGATGTGACCTTATTAATGGCAGGGCAAAAAGCGGACATGGTATTCACCGACCCGCCATACAATGTGGATTATTCTGGAGGGAGGACAGATGTCGACGGAGTAAGCAAAAAAAGATTCCCAAAAGTTAAAAACGACAACTTAGGAACAGATGAGTTTGTAGAGTTTTTGGAGAAGGTGTTTTTTAATTATTTCAATTTTATGAAGGCACTTGGTTGCCTCTATGTTTGCCATCCAGATTCACACTCCGCACCCAAGTTAGCGTTTGAAACGATGTTTGCTCAATATTTCAAAAAATCTTCAACTATCATTTGGGTAAAAAATTCTTCCGGGTTGGGGTGGGGAGATTACAGGGCGAAACACGAACCTATTTTATACGGGTGGAAGCCCGGTGACGGGAAGCATAGTTTTTATGGGGACAGAACTAAAACAACGGTTTGGAATATCAGCAAGGATGCCCAAGTCACTTATAAACACCCCACCCAAAAGCCTGTAGCTCTAGTGCAAGAGGGCATCTTAAATAGCAGCAAGGGTGACGATATTGTCATGGATTTATTCGGTGGCTCCGGGTCTACCTTGGTCGCAGCCGAGAAGCTAAATCGCAAGTGCTACATGATGGAACTCGACCCGGCTTATTGCGATGTAATTATTGAGCGTTACGAAAAGCTGTTTGAGCGTAAAGCGGAGAAGCTGAATGCCTAAAGTAACTTATCCCATAGACACGATTTGCAAGATGCTAGACCTGACCGATAGGCGGGTGCAGCAATTAGCTAAAGAGGGAGTGCTGCCTAAAACAGAAAAGGGTAAGTATGACCTCGTTGGATGCGTCCGGGGGTATGTCCATTATTTGAGGGACAGGGCGTTAGGCAAGGACGCAGACCTTGACGGGTTTCAATGGCGGGATCGAAAGTTAAAAGCCGAGGCGTTAATGGCTGAGATGGAATTGGATGAGATGAGGCAAATCCTTATTAGAGTTGAAAAGGTTGAGGGTTATTTAGAAAAATTATTTACAGCAATGAAACAGCAACTTTTAGGAATGCCAACCAAGGTAGCCCCGATGCTTTTAGCGGAGGATACGGTGGAAGGTGTAGAGCTTGTGCTTCAAGGGGAAGCGCATGATATTTGTAACCTGATTGCAGATTATGAAATTAGCGACGAGCCAGATGACGGAGACGGAGATCATTCGGAATCTGATACAGAAATGCCAGATGAAGGCACGACCTCCACGGAAGCTGACCGTAACTGAGTGGGCTAGTAAGTATAGGTGGCTCAGTACCGAAGCAAGTTCCGAGGCGGGACGGTTTAATACGCACCGGGCTTATTTCCAAAAGGGGTGGATGGATGCGTTTAGCAATCCAAAAGTCAAAGAGGTTGTTTTAATGGCATCGAGTCAAGTGGGGAAGACGGAATCTTTTGTCAATAACGTGATCGGGTTTTATGTTCACCAAGACCCCGCCCCGATTTTGATGGTGCAGCCGAGCTTATCGATGGCGCAGACTTGGTCAAAGGATCGGTTCGCTCCAATGATTCGGGACAGCAAAGCCTTAAAAGGTTTGATTCGAGAGCCAAGGGCAAAAAATTCTGAGAACACAATTCTCGCTAAGAGCTTTCCGGGGGGACGGTTAACCGTTATAGGTGCGAACTCACCCGCCTCTTTAGCGTCCAGACCGATCCGGGTTGTTTTATTGGATGAGCCTGATCGCTACCCGCCGTCTGCCGGGACAGAAGGTGACCCGGTTAATTTGGCGAGGGTGCGAACTAAAACATTCTGGAACCGTAAAATCGGGACTTGCGGAACGCCTACGGTCAAGGGGGCATCAAGGATAGAGGCATTATTTTTAGAATCCGATCAGAGACGGTATCAAGTCCCTTGCCCCTATTGCCAAACCTACCAGATTTTAAAGTGGGCTAATTGCAGATGGGACGATGGCAAGCCGGAAACCGCTCACATGGTTTGCGAAAGTTGCGACCAGGATTTGAAAGAGTCAGACAAGGGGCGAATGATTTTAAAGGGTCGATGGGTAGCGGAGCAACCTTTTAACGGGATCGCCGGGTTTCATTTAAACGAATTATATAGTCCGTGGGTGCAATGGTCTGAGATGGTTGCCAAGTTCTTAGAGGCTAAAAAATACCCGGAGACTTTGAAGGTTTGGATTAATACCTCGCTTGGGGAAAGTTGGGAAGAGGAAGGAAACACCCATGACGAAAATCAATTAATGGCAAGGCGGGAAGTGTACCCGGAGAAGCATCTGCCCGAAGGTGTCCTCGTTATTACCGTAGCGGTGGATGTGCAAGCAGATCGTTTAGAGCTTGAGTTTAGGGGTTGGGGTTTAGCCGAAGAGACTTGGGGATTGGATTATTTAGTAATTCCCGGCAACCCGGCAAGCCTTGAGCTATGGGAAAGTCTGGATCAGCATTTATCTAGAGAGTTTAAAACGGTGGATGGGATTGGTTTAAAGGCAGCCTGTACCGTGGTGGACTCCGGGGCGTTCACGCAAGCTGTTTATGATTATGGACGCAAGCATCAGCCCGGACGAGTTTATCCGATCAAAGGGGCATCAACAAGAGGACTGCCGATTGTATCAAAGCGATCCAAGGATCAAAAGACCGGGGCGATATTTTTTATGCTTGGGACGGACACCATCAAGGACACTATTTTCGGTCGGCTCGGCATCCAAGAAAAGGGTGCAGGGTATTGCCATTTCCCCATGACCTACGGTTATGAATATTTCGATATGCTTACCGCAGAGCATTGCGTGACCCGGTTTAATAAGGGCATCCCAAGGCGTGAGTGGGTGATGAAGAAAAACAAGAAGCGTAACGAGGCGCTCGATATTTTTGGATATAACTTTGCAGCCCTAAAAATACTCAACCCTAATTTTGAAGGGATCACGAAAACACTTCAAGATAAGGCGCAAGGAATAGAACCCAAAAGAAAACAAGCTAGACCCCGGAAGAATTTCAAAGGGGAAAACAATTTTGTTAGAGGATTTAGATAATGGCATTTGATGTTCCAGACCCGAACACTCCCCCGGAGTCCGAGCCGTTAAGTTTTCACGCCGGGACGACGGTGAAATGGAAGCGGACTGACTTGGCTGATTTTCCCGCTCCCACTTGGACGCTTAACTACTTTTTACAGAAGGATGGCACGAAGATTGACTTTGCGAGTTCGCAAGACGGTAGCACGGCAAACCATTCGGTGAGCCTCGCCCACGCTACGACCGCATCTTATACGGTTGGCATATACCATTGGATCGTTGAGGCGAGGTCATCGAGTGAGGTTTATATCGTTGATTCCGGCATTATGGAAATACTGACTGATTTTGCGGAACAAACCTCCGGCTATGATGACCGATCAATAGCGAAAAAAATGGTCGATGCTTACGAGGCTCTATTTGCAAACCAGATCACTAACTTGACTCTTGAGCAACTGAGTTATTCAGTCGGGGGACGATCCATTAGTAAGTTGTCGGCGGGGCAGATCAGGGAGGAATATCAGCGTTGGAAACGAATTTACCAATCTGAATTAGATAACGAGCGGATTAATAACGGTCTTGGAACTCGCAAGCGTATCTTGACGAGGTTTTGCTGATGAAATTATTCGACTTTTTTAAACGTAATAAAAAACCGGGTCGCAAACGATCTTACGATGCCGGAGCGATTAACCGTCTGCTTAATAACTGGACTACCACACCCAAGACTGCGGACGAGGCGATAAGAGGCAACCTACGCAATCTGAGGGCGAGGTCAAGGGACTTGTCACGCAATAACGACTACGCAAAGAAGTACGCTGAGATGGTCAAGACCCATGTTATAGGGGCGAATGGAATCGTGATGCAGTCCAAGGCTAAAAGACCGAATGGGCAGTTCGATAGATTGGACAACGATGTCATTGAGGGTGCGTGGAAGCTATGGGGTAAAAAAACGAACTGCTCGGTTAACGGCAAGCTTACTTGGATCGATATTCAAAGGTGCGTGATGGAAACTGTTTCACGTGACGGCGAAATCCTGGTCAGAAAAATCCGGGGGGCTGATAACCCTTTTGGGTTTGCCTTGCAATTGATTGAGTGCGACCACTTGGACGAGGATTTGAACAAGGATTTGCAGGGCGGGAATCGAATCAAGATGGGTATTGAGATTAATCAATGGGAGCGACCCGTCAATTATTGGTTGCTGCAAAATCACCCCGGCGAGAACACGACTTCTCTTTTTGGCAAGCACTATAATTTAGTCCCGGCTGACGACATGATTCATTTATTTATTACGAATCGACCGGGGCAGACCAGAGGTGTGCCTTGGATTACAACGGCAATGACCCGACTGCACCAGATAGGGGAATATGAAGAAGCCGAGTGCGTGGCTGCAAGGGTAGCAGCTTGTAAGATGGGATTTTTTCGCCCGGACAGCGGAGAGGGCTATCTCGGCGATGATGTGGATTCGCTGGGTAATACGGTGAGTGAAGCTGCCCCCGGTACAATGGAGTTGCTTCCCCCCGGAATGGAATTCGATTCATTTGATCCGACCCATCCGAGCGGGAATTTTGCACCCTTTGTTAAATCGACCCTGCGGGGAATCGCTTCCGGGTTAAACGTTTCTTATAACTCATTGGCATCTGACTTAGAGGGTGTGAATTTCTCTAGTATTCGATCCGGGGTTTTAGAAGAAAGACAAAATTGGCGGGTGCTACAGAGTTGGCTTATCGAACATTTTCATCAAGAGGTTTACTTAGAGTGGTTGCGGTTAGCTTTTATCAACGGGCAGCTTGCATCGATCCCGCAGCAACGGTTCGAGAAATTTGCAAACCCTAAGTGGCAGCCGAGGGGCTGGGATTGGGTTGACCCATTGAAGGACTCCAAGGCTAACCTCCAAGAGATCCAGATGGGTACTAAAAGTCGCAGCGATGTCCTGTCTGAACGAGGAAAAGACATTGAAGAAGTTTTTGAACAGTTAAAAGCTGAAACCGATATGGCAGAAGCCGTAGGCATTGATATTAGTTCTATTAATCCAATCATTGAGGAAACGAGCAATGAACAAAGTAATTGAAACCCGCACTCTCTACCGTCAAGCCGAGGTCGGTGAGATTGAGCAAGAGGAGCGGACGGTAAATTTAGCATTCTCATCCGAGGAGCCTGTGGAAAGGCGATTTGGAATGGAAGTCCTTGACCATAATCCCGAATCAATCAGGCTTGGACGCTTGAGAGGTTCCGGCGCATTACTGGTCAATCACAACCCTGACGATTTAGTTGGGAAGGTTGAAAGTGTCGAGGTAGCAGACCGTGTGGCACGGGCAAAGGTCAGGTTCGGAAAATCTGATCGGGCTAACGAGATTTTTCAAGATGTCAAAGACGGTATCAGATCGGGAGTATCGGTCGGGTATCAAATTCATAAACTAACGGAAGAGGGTGAAAAAGATGCCTCTATATTTCGAGCAACCGATTGGGAACCGATGGAGATCAGTCTAGTAGCAATCCCGGCTGATGCAACGGTTGGCATAGGAAGATCGGAAGATGGGGAAGCTATCGAAACCCAAATCCAATATCTTGAAAGGGATATAAAAATGACTGAAGAAGTCAAAACACCAGAGGCTCCCAAGGTGGATGTTTCTGCCATAAAGAGCCAAGCCCGTGACCAAGAGGTCAAGCGCATTCAAGAAGTCACGGCTATCGGTGAGCAGTTTGCCCAAGGCGAACTCGCACGGCAGATGGTTCAGTCCGGGCAGAGCGTAGATGAAATGCGTAAAGCTGTTCTGGAAAATATGCCAGCACCGAAACCAGAAGTCCAAACTCCTATCGATAACCTCGACATGGAGCCAAAAGAAAAACGAGCTTATTCTATGTTTCGAGCTATTGGCGCATCGGCATCAGGCGAT